TTAACAATGTTTCTCACCCTTTCGATGATTTTTCGGCGCTTCGCCTCAAAGAGGCGGGCGCGGTGTTCTTCGACTTGCTTCCGTCGGGCCTGCACCCCGGTGTCTTCGTAGGCCGGGAAGGTGACGACACTGACCTCGTGCAGGTCAACCTCTCGGATCGTCCATTTCACGGAGCCGTCATCGCGCCATTCGGTGTCTTCGCGGACAATATTAAACCCGAACGAACACTGATCCACGTCTCCACGTTTGACGCGCTCATACAAATTCATCGCATCCGTGTCATTCGGGTTGATTTTGATTCGACCCCAAAGACCATATGAGTCTGCCCGAAGTTCCAATGTACCGGATTTGTTGCGACCAAGCACAAGGCGCGTTTCGTGGTTGATGAGCGCCCGGATGTCATTGCTGAGTGTGTTATCGAACGCACCCGGTGCGATCTCCTCAAAAGCTCCTGGCCAGAGTTCTGTCTCGCGATTGAACACTGCAAAGTAACCCTCAATAATTAGATCACCTTCACCCTCAGCCCGTGTTTTGAGCTCAGTTTTAAGACTTCGGGTCTGCCTCGTCTCCCTACTCATCATCTCCCTCACCTCCTTGCAAGAGCTTCTTCTGATCGCCGATCATACCGCGCGGGATGTAGTTTTCGAGGATGACCAGTTCGTCGAGCCCTTCACGCGGCGAGAGTCCGACCCAGTCGCGGACCTCGTTGCCATCCATGAGCCCACGGACGAACATCTCCATGCCGATCCGGGACAGTTCGCCGAGATCGTAAGCGTAAAGGCTCCGAGCCGACAGACGAAAATACAAGTCCGGCGCGTATAGGATCTTGTTCGTGAGCTCCTGCCCGATGATGGTGCCGATCGAGGCGATTCGGGTCCGGATGAAGTTGTTCATCTCGTCCTTCTTGAATTCGCCTACACCCACGAAAAACGGCGGCACGCCGAGCATAGCCGCCACCGTTCGTTTGTCGATTTGGACAGATTCATGAATCGCGATGTCCTGCAAGCTGAGCGGCTTCACCGTCTCAACCCGGATAATTCCCTCGGGCAAGATCCACGGCTTTCCGCTCTTCCCGCTGCCGATGTAACGTTCGATCAGCTTGTCGCGTTCTTCTTCGCTCGAGAATTGGCTCGAGTCCGCATCGACCATCACGATCACGCTTGGTCGCCACTTATCACCCATAAAGGCATTTTTGGTCCTGACGGCTTGCGCAAGGTTCGCCACAACATCCTTCAGGATCAGCCGATACCCGCGGCCGCGCCACGGCTCCTGCGGGTCCGGGTTGATCTTGAAGTGCAGCACTTCGTCGTGGTTATAGACGCGGCCGTTGATCATTACCTGATAGCCAGTTGCCAACCCAATCGCGTTCTGTTTCGGCGGCAGGATCGTGACCATATGCGCCGGAACCGGGATGAGCTCGTCGATCAACCCGTCACGGAACTGAGGGAAGACAAAGGCGTTGCCGTCGCCCTCAAGGAGCATCGTGTGAACGATATGGTAGAGCCACGCCTTTCGTGTCATCAGCGAATACGGCTCAATGTCCACTTTTCGCGAGAGCTCATTCTGCACCCGCTCGTGACCTCCGGCGACATTCCGCATGAGGTGGATGGTCATGTTACTGACCATGTCTGCGATCCGATCCACCGCCATGCGCACCTCGGGATTCTCAGACAGCCGCACGTAACCGGACGGCAACGTCAGGTCTTCGCCTTTAAGCCAGTACCCGAGCAGGTCACCGCCGGAGCTCCGCTGCTGGGTCGGCTGTCTCGCACGCTGTTTCTGTCGTTTGCTCAAGCACTCTCACCACCTTTACCGCCTTTCAGCCACTCATTCTGGGCCTTGGCTTGGTCTGTATCTTCCAAGTACCGGACACAAGCAAAAACCGACGCATCAAACAAGTCAATACGCCGGTTTTCACCGATTTTTTCGTAATAAATCAAGTCGTCTGTCTTTTCAATGCCGTGGACGTTTTGAACGCAATACTCGTATGCCTCACTGTGCAAGTAATAAAGCTTCCCGAGTTTCGCCTTCTGCTCAATTCGCCGGAAGCCCATCGACTTGCGCCAAAAATATTGCGGTTCATCAATGATCTTAAATCCAGCTTTTTTAGCACCACGGAAAAAGTCGTGTGAAAATTTCCGGTCAAAACCAATTTGTTTAATCCGGAAGCCCATTTGACGCATCTTTTTAAACCATTCCACTACCTCAGAGATATTAGTGACGGCGCTATTTGTCATAGTAAGCCAACCGTCATCCTTCCAGCCGAAAAGTGGAATACCGTCCTCTTCGGCTTTGACAGCTGCAGCCACAATAGGAAACCAAGCATGAGTAATGATAATGGCCACATCGTTGTATTCCCCATAAAGTGCTGCTGCCGTCAAATCATGAAGTTTTGCCAGGTCAGCGCCACCGTACCAGCTGATCGGTAACCGGGCCAATTCCTCTAGCGTCCAGTTGTATTTTCGATCAGACAGCCGAAATTCGTGAATATCAAAATAAGCATTCATGGCAGCGGTGTAGATATTAAGTGACTTGGCTAAAAAGTCCTTCCGCTGCTGGGGGTCATTTTGGGCCTGTAATGCATCGTTCATAATGTCTTCCGGCCGGATAGTCACGCCATAACTTGGATTAGCCTTCTCATGCTGGATAGGATTGGTGTAATCAACATTTCCCCTTTCATCCTCATCGGCCTTAGCAATAAAAATAAAATACTGCTCGTCTTTCACCACCCCGTCCAACACTTTCTTGCAGTACTGCAAGCGCTGGTAACAAAAACTGCTCATGTCGTCACCGGCCGTGGTGATACCGATCATGAGCTTGTTAGTATAAGCTTTCATGGCTTCTTTGATAATGTTGTACTGTTTCGGCGATTTGTAGGCATGAATTTCATCAGCAATTGCGATATTACAGTTAAGACTATCCTGCCGGTCCGGGTTTGCGGCCAGCGCTTCAATGTAAATCGAACCATCCCCCAGGTCACCGGTGATAGAATGCTCTTGATTGTTGTTCAAAATCCGGAAATTCTCGGCTTCACCCATGTGGTTCAGATTAAACAAGATAAAATCAAACGCTTGTCGGGACTGCTTCAGAGCTGCGGCCACAATATAGATAGCGGCTCCCGACTTCCGACTGAGCAAAGCTAGCGCCCACGCCAGTGCGGCTACAAACCTTGTCTTGCCGTTTTTTCTTGGAACATAGATGAATGCTTCTTTGTACCTGCGCTCATTAGTGCCGGTTTTCCAAAAACCTAACAGGTTGTAAATAATAAATTTCTGCCACGGCTGGAGAAGAAAAGGTGTTCCCCGGAGGGGTATTCCGTCCAGCGCCTCGCCTTTGTCATGGATAAAGGTGCGCTCGATAATCTGGATGACGAATTCGGGGTCCTTTGTTCTCAATTCATATGCTGGATTGTCCAGGTCATCCAGAAACCTTTGGCATGCTTGAACAATCTCTTTCCCAGCTACTTTCCTACCCTCGACAATGCTCCTGGCGTACTCCAAGACAACGTCGAGGTTTTTCGCATTACTCAAGTTGCCTCAGTGCTGCCGCCAGCACCGACTGTTTTTTATTCTCGACGGTAATCCCGTCAATGGTCTTAGGATTAAGGCAGAGTCTGTCTGCGTACGCCAGTATGTCTTTGCGGAGGGATTCCAATGTAGCCACAATCGGAGCCTTTTTAGTTCCACCTTGAGCCGTCTCCACTTCATACTGGTACCCACTTTCGGCGAACTTCTTAGTCAGGATGGTGTACTGCTCCCGGAGCTCAGCATAGATTTCGATGAGCGGATCGTACTCCGGCTTGTACACTCCGAGTGACTTCATGAGCTGGATGGTCTCTTTTTTGATACCTGCTTTTGTCCTTGCGGCCACCCCTCCTCACCTCCCAAAATTTTTTGTGAAAGCCCGCTCTATTGGAAAAGGTTCCCCCGGCCCGGTCCCCAGAGGCCTGGGCTGCCAACCTCAAGGGAGGGGGGATACCCTCTCAGCCCAGCGCTTGCCAACTTCTGACAGTCCGCCGGTATTCCTATCATGCATCTTGTTGTGGCAAGCCTCGCACAAGCTGATTAGGTTCCTGCTGGCCAACGCTAAATCCGGCCGCTGGTCAATGGGTATGATATGATGAACCGTTGTTGCCGGCGTGGACTTCCCATACCGCCGACACTCCTGGCACATATATTCATCCCGGCGCAGAACATTTTCACGTTTACTTTCCCATTTAGCTGTCTTATAAAAATTCATCCCTCTCCCGCCTCGCCGCATCTCGAGTGTGCTTTTTCCTGCAAATAAATAACCCGCCTCCTCCGGCGGGCCTTTTGGAAGCTCTTTCCAGCATCAACCAAAAAGTAAAGAGCCCGAAGGCTCTTAATCTGGCAGGTTATTGATAGCATACCTGGCTTGATCCTCTGTGAATTTTTCCCCGTATTCAGAAGTCAATTGCTCAAACAGTTCTTTATCTGACATGGGCATGATTTCTAAATAAGTCATGGCCGCTTCTAAGGCTTCTTGATACCAGTCCACCTTGACGTTTTCGATGGCATACCGGGCAGCATCTTCAGGATACCCTTCACCGTACTCAGATGTAAGTTGCTCAAACAAGCCACGCTCGGAAAACGGCATTATATCGACATATTGTTGTGCAGCCCTAAGAGCATTTCTATATTCACGCGGAACGTTATCTTGGGCGTCTTGGTTTGTTACCTGGCTAGCTGGCGTTACTGTTTCGCTATTGGTAGCAACATCGTCCGATTGTGTTGGTTCACTTGCTTGCTCTTTTGAAGTGCTGCTACTTCCCTGACAACCAACAAGGATAACCGCTAACACGATCACAGCAACCAGGAGCCACCAGTTCTTCTTTAAATTCTTGTTCATGCAAATCCCTCCTTTTTGCCAATACTATTCGGCACAAAGAGAGACATTCCTTGACCAAAATTCCGACACCTTACGACATTAACACAGCCGCCCCCACCCTGGCATTCGCTGTGTACAACCCTCCGGCTAACCGGCTCTGCCCTGCTTATCTATTAATCAGCTATGATATACTCAATATCATTCGGATCGCTGATCACGAACACATCTCCATTTGGTCTGTAGCAATTGAAAAATACCACTTCTGGGAAATCTGGATATGTTTCTATCTCAATTCGTATAACTTTTTCTGTTACCCACTTGGATCTATCACAATTAAGATATTTAATTTTCATTCTATCCCTCCAAAGACAAAAGCCGCCCTCCCGGACGGCCTCCCGACACTTCTTGCATCATAGCAAATTATACCACAGACCCGTCACGAAAACGGCCAAAAAACCGTCAAAAATCCGTCAAGTTGGTGAAACGGACGGCACCCCTCCAGCCCAGCATTATCAATGCTTCCGGGGTTTGCAGATCCGTCAATTTTCCGTCAAGAACCCTACTCAAAAAATCGGGCAAATTCCGCCAGGTCGGAAGGGGAAACTTGTTGGAGATACTGCCCCACAACAGCCCGGACTTCGGCAAGTCTCCGGCCAACGGTTTCCTCGCTTATATAAAGCCGGCGACTGATTTGCTTATAGGTCATGTGCGCCCTGTACTTCATCCGGTACACCTTGCGCTGCTCCGGGTGTAGAGCCTTTATCCCCCGGGCAGCGGCATCCAAAACCGAAGAAAGGGCCGCTCGTTTTATCGCCACTTTTTCCACCCCGCTGACCGGGTCCCTCGTGTTTTGCCTGCTGAGCACAACCACCGAGGTTGAGGTTCGCGGTTCAATGGCCTCTATCTGGTCCCGCAACACCGGCATATTGTAAAGTATCCAGTCCACCATTTTGGGCGTGATGTTGGGGACAGGTTCGGCTTGCTGTGTCCTCATCCGATCACCCTCCCCGGGTAGATCTGCCGAAGAGCGCCCCTAATCCGCTTCCATCGGTCGTGCCGCATTAGGGCTACGATGTCGGCGTAGGTTAGGTCGTCTTCCTTTACCGGCTGCTGCTCTATCAGCAACCCAGCCTGCCGGAGCATAACCAGCACCTCAGGCTGGGTGAGGAGAATATATTCGTAAATGGTCACCGTACCTACCCCCTTGAGCCACTCGATCTATACCGCATAATAGCTTTCCCTATAACCTCCGCTACCTGGGGCACTACGGCGTTACCTAGCGCCCCAATTCTGTCCACATAATGGGGAACCCCATTACGATTTCGTGCAATTGCGGACTTGGATAGCAAGGTGACCCACGTAATTCTTTCAAGAGGCGCGGAAGGGAAGAAACCTGACAACCTGCACCTTTCCAATCCCGAGCCTGGAGGGTGGGCAAAGATAAAGACCCGCTCTCGCAGGTGGGCAGCTCCCACGGCCTTAGCCGGAAACACAAACCACTCCGCATCATACCCCATTTCGGCCAAGTCCCCGAGAACGTCTCCCATTTCCCGAACAAGCAAGCCTGGGACATTTTCCACGAGGACGTATTGAGGTCGTACCACGCGAATGATACGGGCGAATTCAGGCCAAAGCCAGCGTTCGTCTTTTTGCCCTTTTCTTTTTCCAGCAACGCTAACTGGCTGGCAGGGGAAGCCTCCCGCAATAAGGTCAACGGGTTCAAGTTCATCACCCCTTATTTGCCGTATGTCGCCGTACTTAGGTACATGGGGCCAGTGCTTCTCCAACACCTGTCGGCAGAACGGGTCTATTTCAACCTGCCAGGCTATTTTCATCCCCGCCCGTTCCAGGCCCAAGTCCATACCACCGATACCACTGAACAAACTCCCGACCCGCATTTCTCCTCTCCCTATTGCACTTATCCCTATTGCACGTAATAAACATTATCCGTAATATGGATCGCCGCTTATGCGCCGAACCCTAATCTCTTCCCCCGGGCCTCCCGATATCACTATCAACCCAGGCTCCCAACTCCTAAACCGCGGTATTTTTCTTCCCATCTGCCGGATGCAATCCCTGCCCCATTTAACCCGGCACCGCGGGTAATCCCGGCAGTTAGTCATGAGGCACTGTCTGACGCGCTCCTTTTCCCTGTTCACTCCTCCCCGCCTCCTCGAAAAATAACCTGTCCACTATAGCCAGGTAGTCCAGGACGATCCCGCCCCCTCGACGAACCTCCCATTCGTGCTGCATTTGCTTCACAGATATAGATGCAGGGCCATGCTCATATCGCCACCCCAGGAGGCCTTCCCACCATACCTCCCAGGGCACCACAAAGAACCGTTGCATCCCGAACCCTACCAAGATAAACCCGATGCCGCCATCCCGGGTCCAGTCCTCAAGAAACTGGGCCTGGTGGTCATCTACCCGGTCCCATCTGATGCGATCCCTGGAACAATGTTTCGCGTCGAACGCCAGCGGCCGCCCGCGATAAACCCCCAGGAAATCTACCGCGGCCTTTTCTTCCACCTTGGCGTTTACTACCCGGCCCCGGCTATCCCGGAGGGGTATCCATGCGGTGGGCACTTTGTGGATTACCGCCCGGCGTTGCGCTCGGTACTGGTGGTTGGCCATGATGATCAGTTCCTCAAGCGGTCGGCCCCGGTTGGCCTGGGCGCTAATCATTGTTCTCACCGAATTGGCAAGGAGGATGCCATGATCTGTGGCCCTCGGCCATATCGATAAAATACCAAACACCGTCCTGCCCTTTGGCGAAGTCTACGCTCCAATACCCCGGTAACCTTCGCCCTATTATGGCCGCATATCCGGACAGCAGCGCAACCTCATCTTCCGGCTCTGTATTCAGCTCCCTCAATAAATCCCGCCAACCGGCCGGTTCCTGGCCTCGAGGAAAACGTATCGCATCCTCCGGCCAGTAGGGGTGATGGCATATAATCTGACCATCCCGCACGAAATACCTGCGCTCTCTAGCCACCGGCATCTCGCCGTAGAAAGCCTTAAACGGCGCCTCCAGAGGGATGTATTTCCGTAGGACGATAGCCTCATATGGCAGTCCTAAAAAACCAGCGCACTCGTTCCATTCGATAAGGTTGTAGAGGTTCTGAACAAGGCTTATTTCATCCCGCACGAAGCATGTATTTTGCCACTCGTGTTTACCACTCGCCTGGTCGGTACGCATAAATACCGGGTAACCCAATTGCCCGGCGGCCTCCCATAAGCGGTCTTTTAAGATAATAGGCAACGGCTCGCCATCCAGACATTTTGCTAATATCGCATACCCTGCATTAATGATAATTGTTTTCGGCATCGGAATTTCTGCCTGCAGTTCCTTCACTTTCGGCCACCAGTAGAGCATGCTGTTTTTATCCAAAGCTTGACACCACCTTGTTAACTCGCTTCTTGAATAATTCCTTCTCTCTTCGCCAGTCTGATTAACGCGTCATATCGCTTCTCGGCCGCCGTAAGTTTATATGCCGCTGCTTCCACAAACTCCGGTTCGGCCATTCCGAACTCTTGCTGTGCCCTTCGCCATTCGTCGAGGGCTTCTCTCAACTCTCTGACTGTCACCGCCATAGAGTTGTCTCCCCCTTTCTCTGAGGTACTCCAGGACCTCTTCGAGATTTTTGAACCAGGCGGTAGCATGGTATTTAAGCCAGTGGCTCCCGGTATTAGCCCGGCCCCAAAGGATGATCTCCTTCTTTCTCTCCCAGGCATACCGGATTTCCATAGCCGTCCCGATGTAGGCCCTGTTTTCATGGTCCATCTCTACCAGGAGGATGTCGGCCTGGCTGATATCTCGAAGGTCCCGTTCCACAATATCCTTTGAGTCTGTATCCGTTGGTTTCCGGCCTCTGACCGGGTTAAGTACATAGTAGCCGGCCGCTTCCAATACCCCTGCCGCATATAAGCGCCACTCGGTAACCACCTCCCAGGAGTCGTGGCCGTTAACGCTGCCGGCAAGGTAAACGGCCAACTTCGGTTTATACCCCCAACACTGCCCGGTCCGCCACATGTATTCCGGATCGGTGAACGCCTGGCACCGATTGGCCCTTTTATCGGCTTTTAGACATCTCTGGCATTTATCGATTAAGCCCGCTTTAGCCATTGGCCCGCCCTCCCGGGATTACCCGCAGGCAGCGTTCCGTGCGGTACGGCTCCAGCCGGAAGGTTTCCGGCAGCCTGACCTCCAGCCCCAAAACTCGGCCGATGACCTCTGTAAATCCCATGGCCTCCTCGTCGTCGAGATCGTACTTCTCGGCGATATACTCCCATCCCAAGGGCGGCCCGCCTATGGGCAAGAAATATGTTTTTCTGGTCAGGTTAAGCAGGGTCACCATGGCATAACCACCGCTCCAGATCCAGCCGTCCTTCCGGACCCTGTTTTCTACCCTGGGGATCATGGTCACTGAAAACACGTATTCGGTATTCCTGGCATGACCAACAAAGAATTCTGTCATGGATTTTGCCGGCTGCTGGGTTTTAAGCACCCGCTTTTTCCTCCACCCCATCCCGGTCCCTCCTCCGCAATTCGTAACCGGCCCAGTAGTACCGCTCTTGGAATTCCCGCCGACGGCGCTCCTCCGTCTGGCGGGGCGTTTCTCTGGCAAGTAAGCCCTCAAAGAACACGATAGCAATCCCTCGTTCGTAGTCGATGCAAAAGTCATTAAACCCAGCAGCCTCCAGTCTCGCTGCTATATCATCCCAGGCAGACATCACTTAACCCTCCTCAACCTGCGGTCCGGGCCACCCAGTGTCCACATTTCGCAGAACCCTGCCAGTCTGCTAGCTATAGCAGGGCCAAAGTTATCTTGACCAAAACGTGCTTCAATTTCAGCAAGGTCAAAGTTCGAGGAGATGATTATAGATTTGTTGGTCCGAACCCTATAATCAATCACGTAATAAAACTTTTCCGGGCCCCAGTCTGTCCTGAAGCTTTCCTTGCCCAAGTCATCCCACAACAGGACAGGCACCTGGGTGTACCGCCTCAAAACTCTACTCTCGCTTTCCTGGCTGCCTTCGTCGTAGGCCGCCCGGAGCTGCATCAAGAAATCCACCGTGCGCCCATACAGGCAA